CGGTGTGTTGGTTTCAGTCCTGGCCCCGGTTTCACCAACCCAGCCAGACCCGGCCCCGCCGACATTCACCAGTTTCTTATAGGTGTCGGTCGAGATGCTCATTACGGTTGCCAGACGGCGCATGGCCGACACGGACTCGGCGATACGGTCGATGGATTTTTCCATCTCTTCGGGTACCGTGTAGCCGCCATCGGGGTCTGAACTAGTCTTCAATGCGGCCCGGATCGGAGCGACATCGCCATTCCGGAAAAAGGTGTTGAACGCCTGAGCATACTCAGCCTGCTCTTTGCCCTGTCCGCCGCCCGGGAACTGGCTGCGGGCGATGGCGGTTTCCATTGCCTCAAGTTGGGTTTTCATGGCGGAAATGGCGGAAATCTCGGCGTTGATCTTGTCCACCTTCTCGGCCAGTAGCGGATCAGATCCGCCTTTCTTCTCGATCTCTTTCAATCGAGCGTCATTCTCTGCCTTGAATTCGTGCCATGCTTTCTGAAGCTCTGCCAGTACTGCCTTCGGGTCATTGGCGTCGGCACGGACAGCCTGAATGCCACGGACTGCGGGTATGATGTTACTCATGTCGAATACTCCTGTATAAGGTTGTGAGTGATGCTATTTCTTCCAGCAGGCCAGCGCCAGGCATGGCCGGAAGGGCAGCGCCAGGCATGCCCTTGATTTTGTTGAGCAGGTCTTTCCTTTCAGAGCGAGGCAAGCCTTGTTGTGCCATGATGGCCTCAACCCTGCGGATTGCAGCGTTTGCGTTTTCACCGGACCCGGCATCGATCGCCACCTCGTCGGCGTCAAGCAGGCTGGTTGCAAAACCGGCGTCGACAGCGGCCTGACCGGACATCCACGTCTCGTCATCCATCATTTTTGCCGCTTCTTTGGCGGTGATCCCGGCGGCGTCGGCATAAAGACCAGCCATCACGCCATCAAACTCGTCAAGGATATCGGCAGATGCGCGGAGGTCGTGACGGTTGCCGATGGCGAAAACCCAGGCGTTGTGGATCATCAAAAATCCGGTTTTCGCGACCTGGATCTCATCGCCAGCCATCGCGATAATCGAAGCTGCAGAGGCGGCAAGACCAACCACTTTCACGGTTACCTTGTGCGGATGCTCGCGAAGCAGGTTGTAGATTGCGATGCCCTCGAAAAAGTCACCGCCTGGGGAATTCAGTGAGACGGTCACATCTTTTGCGCCGATAGAGCGGAGGGCGGCAGATACCCGCTTTGCGGTTACGCCTTCAGTCCATCCGTCCGAGCCGATAGCGTCATACATGGTGATGGTCGCATTGTCGGAACTCGCCGAAACCAGCGAGGCGTCCCACTTCGACATGGCATCAGAGGGAGTGTCCCACTTGACGCCGGTCGGGGCCTTGGCGTTAATTTTCGGGAGTTTTTTTAGGCTCATTGGTTGCTCCGGTTTCTTTTGTCGTGCTCGTTCTGGTCCGGTACTCGTCGCCGCCCGGGTATGGGTTCATTTCGAACAGCTCGCGGGCTTCATTCGGGTTGAAAATTTCCTTGTCGATGGCGACGGCAAGGCCTTCCATCTGGTCCTTGAACGATCCTCTTTGCAGTGCCTTGGCCTCGAACTTGGCGTAATAGGTCTTTTTTTCGTCTTCAGTGAGAAGATCGCGGAAAATAGCATCTTCAATACTCACGATGGAGGGCATGAGCGCGTATTGAACGAAGGAGATGCTGAATTGTTCAGCGCTGGCAAAGGTTGCCGTTTTGTCCTCGCTCGTCATAATCGACAAGGGAATCGTGAAAAACAGGTCAACGATCTGGCGATGCTGAAACCTGCGGGCCTCAAGGAATTGAGAGTCGACAGAGGTCATGCCCATCTGCGTCCAGGTGACCCCGTTTTCAAGAAGGGCGGCCTTGTGCGCGTTCTCAACTGAGGAATAATTTTCATTGAAACTGTCGAGAAACTCCTGTGCCTTCATCCGGTCCTTGAAGAACTGACCTGGCGGCATAGTCAGGACACCGCCGATGTTGGTGCCATGGGCGAACAACTTCGCACCGTGTTTCTCGGTCGCCAGTTCAAGGCCAATGCTTTCCCTGGCATGAGCTATCGGGTTCAGGCCGATGATTCCATCAAGGGAAACCCCCCTGATATGCATGATTCGCTCACCGGGAATGGTATCAACCCCACCGCCTGCTGATGCCGGCCTGGTGACTTTATAAAAAAGGCCATAGTCTGGCGACTGGATGACCTCAGTCACTGCGGAGACAGGCAGGGGGATAAGTTCTTTGATCTGCCGGCCAGGAAGACCGCTTTTCAGCGCATAGAAGTTTCCTCGAAGGTCAAGGCAGGCAGAGGCCATGCTCCAAAACTCAGATGCGGTCATCCATGAGTTGGGTTGACGGCGCAGCAGTCGATAGAGATAGTGATCAGGGGCCTCTTCGATTTTTTTGCCGTCGCGCCGCATCAAGTGACAGGGCATCATTTTGATGCCGTTGGATTTGGCCTTGACGCAGGTATGGACCGACATAGCTTGCATCGCAGAGTCGATATTGACCGATATACCGGTTGAGGTTGAGCCGCCGCCATAGACGGAAAGGATTGCGCCCTCAAGCTCTTTGCTGGTCATGGCCCGAGGCCGGGTTATGCGGGACATGAAGCTCAAGACTTGCCACCGCCGGCCGAATCGTTACGGCCGGAAAGCACGCCGGCGGCAATCAGGAGAGCGCCGCAAACTGAGAAGGAAACCCAGGGAAGAAACAGGAAAAGACCGTACCCGAGAAGGCACAGTCCGATAATTGCGAGGAGGTCGGGAAGGAATTTCAATGCAAAACCTCATCTTTAGCGGGATTATGGTCTATCTACCCATACGCTAAAAAATGAGGCTATACAATACCTTGTGTCTCGTTTGCCGGTATTGTCTACAGGTCGTGTGGTTTGTCTTGCAGATTTATTGTGTTGATTTTTTTTTTATCCTTTGCAGACACTTCTCAAGGGACTCAAGAGATATCCTGATTGCGCCCTTATAAACCCGGACACCCTCAAGCGGACTGTCAGGGTCGCGGATCATCCTATGAAGGGTCCGCTCGGATACCGCCAGTTTCTGTGCTGCTACTGAGATTTCAATGAGCTTCAATTTTACCCCCTGATCATTTCGTATTTTTCATAGATATTGCCTTCATCTTCCGGCTCTTCCATCCGACTCGCAATCCCGATAGCCATAGCCAGTGCAACAAGTCCGTCAATCCTGCCGGTAGATTTTGCTTTTTCAAACTTCCTGGCCTTGGTTGGGTTAAATACAACCAGGGCATTCGACGCGCACATCGTCAGAACCGGGTGCATGCCGTGCACCACCCTGGCGTTGAGTAGTTCGGCCTCCAGGGCCTCGATGCTTGGGGACATATCCTTGAACCCCTGGCCATGCATCACCAGCGGCAACCGTTCATCTTCGGGGATATCCTCTTCCAGCTTCGCCAAGACCTTCTTGAGGTCTTCAATTCGCCACCGGTCGAAGGCGATGCCCTTCACGTTGAGGCTTTTGGTAGCTTCCAAAATATCGGCGGCGACGTATTCGTAATCGACGGTTGCCCCGGGCGTGGTCCTGATAAGGCCGGCGGCCGCCCACTGGTCATAGGGTGCGCGGTCCTTCTTGGATCTTTCCCGCAGTCCAATTTCGGGAGTCCAGAACCACACCCATACGTGCCAAATTCCTGCCTGTTTCTGCGCCAGGACAAGGGCTGTCAAGTCTGTTCGCTGGGAAAGGTCGAGCCCACCCCATACAGGCAACAATGGGTCGATTTCCGCGACCTCGCCGCCACACGATAACCATACCGATTTGCTGACGAAGGGCGACGTTACCTCAACGCGCTGGTTGAGATAGAGGTTCCGGAATGTGTTCTCGTAACTCGGCATCCGCTTCGCTTTCTCAGCTGACTTCCGAAATTCAATCTCAGACCGGAAGTTTCCGAGCGCTGGGTTTGCATAGAGCCACTGTTTTTCATCCATCAAATCGCAATCATCGTCGGCCGCGTAGAGATGGGCGACAATGTGCGGATCCTGGCTCGTCTTGGCGTCATCCAGAATCACAGACAACAAGTCGGCATCGTTCGGTGCCTGTGTGCTGATACCGATCCTGAGCGCGTGATCATATGCGCCCTGGCTGGTGATAATTGCATCCACGTAATCGTCCTGGTTGCCCCTGACCTGGCCCAGTTCGTCAAGGATTGCGACCACTGGCGAGCCGCCATGCGCGGTCTTTGCCTCTGCGGAACTGGCTGCATAGACCACGTTCATCGGCAACCCGACGAGTTTTTTCCCTGAAGGAATAATCCGGATATATTTCGACAGCTCTTCCGACGCCATAACCATCTTACTGGCGTATTTATAGACCTGGCCAGCTTGGTCTCTTGACTGCGCTCCGGACATGATTTCCGAGTTTTTGAACGACTCAGGCCCGATAGTGTGAAGAAGTACGATCATTGCAATTGTGGCCGTCTTGGCGTTCTTCCGGCCGATTGACAGGTATGCCTCGGATGTGCCGGCCGGATTGTCATAGACCGCATAGATAAAAGCCTCCTGGAAGATATCAAGGACAACATGCCTCCCCTGCAGGTTGCCCTCTGGCACGATGCAATATGTTTCAATGAATCTCATATTGCGCTCGGCCCGGGTCAGATCCTTGATTCCGAGCTTTCGCCAGTCGCGGACCTTTGGAATTGGGCCGCAGATTATGGCGCGGCGGACGTGTTCGGGGAGGTTGATCACTCTGCTCTTTGTTTTGCAAACACAAGCAGGCACTGAAAAGAGCAAAAGAAATAATCCCCCCCCTTCGCCTTTCCATTTTCGTAAATTGTCAAATCAAAACAGGGGTAAATGTCCAATTTATCTCCGAGTTGGTCAACTTGCTCCATATCCCTTCCGCACGCATCACACGTTGATATCACCCTTGGTGCCAATGCAATCCTTTGCCCCATAGCCTTCTCCTTTTTACTGTATCAACCCAGGAATCAAACCATCGTCATCACCGCCAACATCGCGCCGGTCCCCTTCAATTTCCATCTGCTTCTGGCTGCGCTTCTTCTGGTGCCGGGATTCGCCGACTGTGGCCTCTGCGTGGACATGGAGCATACGGGAGAGAGCGACCGATCGGCGGGATAGGGTTTCCAGTAGTGCATGCTTCGGGTTGACTACCTGTGTCCCTTTGGCATTGGTGAGTGTGTCGCCCTCTGTGGTGATTTCTCGCTGCAGCTGCTCAATGTCGGCAAGGCACCGGGAGAGGTTGGCCGCGTGGGCCAAGTCTATGTCCGTCCATGATGCGTAATCCCGCGCGCGCACTACGGATTTCCAGAAAGGAAGATCACCGGGACGGAGGGTTATGTGGGCGGGTGGATCGGGCGCCTTGGTTCGCATCATCTCGCCTTGTTCGGAGGCGCTGTCTATTCGGTTTTTCTTCATCCGCTGTACACCATTTCGTCTTTTTTGCAGCTTTCGCATATCACCGTAATCACCATCCATATT